GGTGGAGATTTCCGCGCAGCTCGATATTTCCGACACCACGCTCAGGCGCTGGAAAACAGACAGCGGCGTGCCCGGCGAGGAGATCGACGGCTGGGACAAGGCGCGCCAACAGAAGCGCGGCAACATCGCCCGGCTCAGGGATTTGTTCGAACGCCAGCTTTTCTACGTGGAGAGCCTGCCGGCCGGCGAAGTGACCGCGCCGATGATGGACACGCTGTCCAAGCTGGGGGCGCTGGTGGAGCGGGTCGACCGCATCGAGGCCGACATCCGCAAGCGGGCCATCGAGGAAGTGGCCGACACGGTCGAGGAGGCCGCGCGCGAGCAGGGTATGGGCGATCAGGACGCGCAGTTTTGGCGCAAGAAAGTGCTGGGGATTCGCTAAATGGCAAAACAGCCCGGAGATACGATTCGGATTTTAAGCTGGGAGGAGCTGCCGGCATCCGTGCGCGAGATCCCGGAGGGGCAAAACCCGCTGGCCGACGGCGTGCTGATGAAACACCAGCAGGACTGGGGCCGGCTTTGCCAGGCGAACGATTTGTGTATTGCCGAAAAAGGTCGGCGGACCGGCATCACCTACGCCACGGCGCTAAACGACACCATCACGGCGGCCAGCAGCAAGGCGGCCGGCGGCGACAACGTTTATTATATCGGCGACACCAAAGAAAAAGGCCTGGAGTTTATCGGCTACTGCGCCCACATGGCCAAAGTGATGGCCTCGAGCATGGCAAAAAACTGGCGCGGCATCGAGGTGTTTTTGTTCGAGGACCAGCAGGCCGACGGCAATAGCCGGCAGATCACCAGTTACCGCATCCGCTTTGCCTCCGGGTTTCAGATCGTGGCGCTGTCTTCCAACCCGGCCAGCATCCGCGGACTGCAGGGGATCGTCAATATCGACGAGGCGGCCTTTCACAGACACGTGCAGGCCGTGATCGATTCGGCCACGGCGCTGATCATCTGGGGCGGCAAGATCCGGATTATCAGCACGCACAACGGCGCCAAAAACCCGTTTAACCAGCTTATCCGCGACACGCGGGCCGGCCTGTTTGCCTTTCACGTGCTGCGGGTGACCTTTGACGACGCGGTGAAAAACGGCCTGTACGAACGGGTGTGCATGGTCAAGGGGTGGACGCCGACGAAAAAGGGCAAGCGCGAGTGGTACGAGCGGGTGCGCGGCGCCTACGGGTCGAACAGGGCCGCCATGCGAGAAGAGCTGGACGCCATCCCCCGGGAAGGCTCGGGCGTGGCGATCCCCGGTGTGCTGATCGAGGCGTGCATGACCGAGGTGCGGCCCATTGCGCGACTGGCGCTGGATGCCGATTTTGCTTTAAAAACGCTGGACTATCGGGATTCGTGGGTGGCGGCGTGGATCGCCCAGGAGATCGACCCGCTGCTCGAGCAACTTGACAAGGCGCGCGATCATTATTTTGGATTTGACTACTCGCGCTATTGCGATTTCGCGGTGTTTGCGCCGATGACCATTGAGCAGTTTCTGACCCGGCGGGTGCCGTTTCTGGTGGAGTTTCACAACGTGCCGACGCGCCACCAGCAGCAGATCCTGTGGCACATCATCGACCGCCTGCCCCGGTTTCGCGCGGGCGCGATGGACGCCACCGGCAACGGCCAGACCATTGCCGAGTTCACGGCGGACAAGTACGACACGGGTCGCAGCGGTATCATCCACGAGGTGTCGCTCAATAACGCCTGGTACCGGGACCACATGGGGCCGTTTGTGCAGGCCTTCGAGGATCAGTCCATCGATGTGGGCCGGGACGCGGACATTTTGAACGATCTCAGGGCGCTGGAGCGGATCGACGGCATCGTCAAACTGCCGGCGCTTAAAACGCCGGACACCAAAAACGCGGATTTCAAGCGCCACGGCGACGCGGCCATCGCGCTGGCCCTGGCGCATTTTGCGACCCAGAGCAACGCTCCGGCCGTGTGTGTGGGCAGCGACACGAAACCAAAGGACACCCTGACCGGCAACCGCCGGGGGCTGTTTGCCGCCCGGGGCGGCATATTCGGGCGGTTTAGAACCCGGGGCCAGGGATCAGGGGCCAGGGGCCAGGAAAGGAAATCGATATGAGAGTATTCGAGGCGATCGCCCGGCGGCTGGCGCCGACGCTGAAATCCGACGACGAGGTGCGCACGATCGTGGCCGAGGAGGTCGCGCGGGCCAAAATGAACCTGCCGATCACGGCGAGCTACGACCCCAAGGGCGAAGGCTACCGGCGGCTGTCCGGCGCCGGCGATCAGCGCCGGGACCTGGTTCAGGTTTCCCAGGAGCGCATGTTCGAGATTGCCTATTACATGTGGGACGCCTCGGCCATGACAAAGCGCCTGGCCACGATGGACAAGACGTTTTTGTTCGGCGAGCCGGTGACGGTGAGCAGCGATGACGACGAGGTGCAGGTGGTGCTGGACCGCTTCTGGAAAAGAAACAAGATGGCGCTTGAGTTTCCGGACCTGGCCATGTGGCTGGGGTACCTGGGCGAGCAGTGCTGGCCGGCGACGGTAAACCCGCACAACGGCGAGGTGGCATTAGGCTACGTGGACCCGGTCAACATCGCAGACGTTATCACCAATCCGATGAACGTGAGAGAAATCATGCGGGTGGACCTGGCCGGCAGCGGCGGGCGCCCGGGGCGGCGGATGCCCGTGATCCGCGAGGATAGGAATGCCTTGTCGCAAAGCTACGGCCGCCGGGTGGGCGAGTGTTTTTTCTTTTCGATCAACCATCCGCCAAATTCGCCGCGGGGGCGCAGCGATTTTTTGACCCTGTTTGACTGGATAGACGCGCTGGAGCGCTTCGGGTTTAACTTTTTGGAGCGGGCCGAATTTTTACTTAATTTTATCTGGGACGTGACGCTCAAGGGGATGGACGAAGAGCAGATCCGCAAATGGATGCAGGACAACGGCCCGCCCGAGCCGGGCAGCCAGCGGGCGCACAACGAGCAGGTGGAATGGAAAGCGGTGTCGCCGCAGCTTAATGCTGGCGATCAGAGCGCCGGGTTTAACATGGCCAAGAGCTTTATCATGGGCGCGGCCGGGCGGCCGGACGCCTGGTTTGGCGGCGGCGGCAAGGCCTACCAGACCGAGGCCGACCAGTTCGGCCAGGTGCCGATAAAAGATTTAGACCAGCGCCAGCTCTACCTGTGCGACGGCGTATTGACCGACGTGGTGCAGTTTGTGATCGACCAGGCCGTGATCGCCGGGCGCCTTTCAGAGGCCCAGGCCGAGGCCGGTTTCAAGGTGACCACGCCCGAGATATCGAAAAAGGATTTTTCCAAGCTGATCAACGGCGTGCCGCAACTGACCACGGCCCTGACCGTGGCCGAAGACAACCGCTGGATAAGCCACGAAACGGCGGCCGAGATGTTTGCCCTGGTAGCCGGGCAGTTCGGCATGACCATCGACGCGGCGGCGGAAATGGAAAAAGCGGGCGAGCCGCCCGAGCCGGGCGAGGAGGATTATGAGGGCTTTGAACCGACGGGGGGCGCGGACTGATGGCCGTATCCAAAGCAAAGGCGTTTGAAAAGAAAGTGCGCCAGCTCGTTAAAAACGCCGGGCGGCTGGAAAACGCCGAGGTGAAAAAGGCGATCAAACTGCTGGCGGCGGCCAGAAAAGACGTGGCCGCGGCGGTGGCCTCGACCGAGTGGCAGGCCTTTCAGCTGCCGCAGCTCAAGGGCGCCATCGAGCGGGCCATGTTTGCATTCGGCGATGCGTACGGCGTGGACCTGCGGGACGCTCAGCGCGAGTTCTGGACCGCCGGCGTGGAGATGGTGGATCTGCCGCTTTCCACCGTGGGGATTGCGGCCGCGATCCCGGAGATCGACGTGACGGTGCTGGAGCTTTTACAAGGCTATTCGTCGGACCTGGTGACGAATTTGTCCAAAAGCGCGGTGCAGAAAATCAACCAGGAGATCACCCTGGGGCTGGTCGGCGCCAAAAGCCCCTATGAGGTCATGGGCGCCGTGGGGCGCAACCTGAAAAGCAAATCGATTTTTAAATCGATCGCCGATCGGGCCGAGACGATCACGCGCACCGAGTGCGGGCGGGTGCTCGAGGCGGCCAGCCAGGCCAGAAAAGAGGCGGCGGCGAAAGTGGTGCCCGGGTTGCAAAAAAAATGGTTTTACGGGCACTCGCCCAAACAGCCGCGTCTGGCGCATATGGCGGTGGACGGGCAGGTCCGCGACGTGGATAAGGACTTTGACGTGGGCGGGGAGAAATTGAGTTATCCCAAGGACCCGAAAGGATCGGCAAAAAATACGATCCGCTGCGGGTGAACGAGCCTGCCGTATCATCCCAGGTGGGATGAGGAAATCGAGAAACAGGCTGTAGGGTTTTAGGCTGAAGGCTGAAGGCCGAAGGCTGAAGGGCAAACCAACATACACGAGGAGGCGAGATCATGGCGGACAAACTGGACCAGAAACAACTGGAGGCGCTGGAAAAAAAGCTGAAAGACCGCGCGGCGGCGCATGGCGAAACCGAAAAAGAATTGCGTGGCCTCAGGGATAAATTGGACGCGCGGGAAAAGGCGCTGGGCGAGGTCGCGGGCGGGCTGGATGAGCGCGAGAGCGCGCTGGTTGAAAAGGAAAACGCGGCGGGCAAAAAAACGCCGGCGGCGGTAACGGCGGCCGAGCCGTCCAAGGCGGACCTGGCCCTGATCGAGGCGGGATGTAAGGCCTACGGCATCGGCTCCGAGTTTGTCTTTTCGGCCGGGGTACGCGAGATCGACGGCGAACGGGCGGCCGTGATTGTGACGGCCGGCGGGTCCAGGGTGGTGTTTAAAAAAAGCGACGATGTCAAAGAGATCGTGCCGCTGGCCGACATCCGGATCGACGGCGTGGTCCGCAAGAAGATGAAAGCGATCACGGGGAGTAAAAAAAACAAAAAAGGCTGAAGGCGTTTAGGCTGAAGGCCGAAGGGCCGGGCGTCGCTCTGCGAGCTGTGCCCTGGCAAGCCGGGAGGCTGGAAGGAGTAAAACAAAATGAATAAACCGAAATGGTACGTGCCGGCCGACCAGCGCAGCGTGCAGGACATGAGCCTGGACGATATCCGCAGCATGGTCTATGACGCCGTGCGTAAAAAATACAGTGCGGATCCGGAGGCCTATGTAAGCGAGGTGTTTTTTTCCTCGGCCATCATCCGGCGCGACGGCAAATATTACCGCATCGGCTACGGCATTGTGGACGATGCCGTGCAGCTCGGCAGCGAAGAGACCGAGGTGGAACAAAAATGGATCGAAGCGCGGGCGGCGGCGGCCGAGGACGATCCGACCGACGACAACATGCAGGCGCGCATGACCCTGGGCAAGGCGGCCAAAAAGGACGGCTCGGCCTGGGAGGTGACCGTGTGCGAAGAGGGCAACACCTTAAACGGCTGGCACCTGCCGGCGGAAGCGCTGCGGGCCGCTGCCGACGAGGGCGTGTTTGAAGACTGCAACGTGTGCATCTACGAGCTGCCCAAAGGCGCCACGCACGTGCCGGATACGCTGTTTGATCTTAAAGGCCTGCTGGTGGAAAACAAAGTGGGTGCTCTCAAAGGGGTGCGCTACGTGGCGGGGCTGGGGCTTACCGGCACGCTGCATTTTCTGGAGCATGCCAAGTGGATCGGCAAAAACCTGCTCAAGGTCACCGACTCCGGAGACAAGGCGCCTTATGGCCTTTCCTATGACTGTGCGGTGCGGGCCGTGAACGCGCTGGTGGCCGGCGTTAAAAGGCGCGTTTTGAAAAAAATACTTTCCGCCGACAGTGTGGATATCGTGACCCGTCCGGCTGCGGGCGGCAAATTCAACCGGGCCATTGCAGCCCAAACCAAGGAGGGTATCATGACTAAACAGGAACTGTGGGACCTGATCACGCGCATGCGCGGCGATCTGCTTGAGGGGAAAACCTTCGAGAAAACGGACGAGGATGAGCTGCGGGCCATTGCGGTCGCGATGGAACCGGCCCAGGCACCGGGAACACTGGCCAAAAAGCCGGACACCCCGGCCGCCGGCGGCGACAACGGCGTGGCCCTGCTGCGCAGCGAGATGGCGATTGACAAGGCGCTGGTTGCGGCCGAACTGCCTGAGCTGGCGGCAACGCGCGTGCGGGCGATGTTTGACGGCAAGGTGACCACGCCCGAGGACATCCAGCGGGCGATCGCATCCGAAAAAGACTACCTTGCATCGATGAACCCGGCGCCGGCTGCCGTCGGCGACGAGGCGGGCCTGCGGGGCCATGACTTGCGCGTGGGACTGGACACGGTTACCCGCGCCCAGATGGCGATGGACCGGGCTTTTGGCCTGACCGGCGAGGACATGAAACTGTTTTCGCGCATGGATCGTCTGGACAACCAGCCGTTTTTTGACGACCCGGTGCTGCGCAGCGTGCAGGACCTGGAAGGGTTTGACGACGTGCCGGCGTTTTCGAGCCTGCGCGAGATGTACACGTTTTTCTCCGGCGACGGGGAAGTGACCGGCCGGTTTTACCCCAAGCGCCTGGTCAGTCGCATGGACATCACCTCGGGCACGTTTACATACCTGATGGGCAACACAATGGGCCGGCGCCTGGTGAAGGAATACCGGGCCACGGACTTTTTGGAAAGCCTGCTGATCTCGACGAAAAAACCGGTGAAGGATTTCAGAACTCAAGAGGCGGTCAATGTGGGTTATTTTCCGGACGTTGCCACGGTGGATCCGGAAGCGGCCGACTATGAAGAAATCGCCGCCGTGACCGACGAGGAGAGCACCTATTCCATCGGCCAGAAGGGGAACCTGTTTACGATTTCGAGAAAGACGATCATCAACGACGACATCACGACGGTCAAGGCGCTGAACGCCCGTTTCGGGCGGGCCTTTAGGCGCACCCACGGCAAGTACGTGTGGGCCTTTTACCTGGACAACGACACCTGCAGCGACGGCACGGCCTGGTTTACCAACGGGCACGGCAACCTGGGGAGCAGCGCGCTGACCATCATCACGGCCCTGGTGGCGTACAAGGCCATCGGGAACCGCACCGAAAAGGACAGCGGCGAATTGATCGGTCTTTTGGCCGGCGGCGGCGTGATACCCAACCTGGTGGGCGGCATATCAATCATCGATCTTTTACAGACGGTCGAGCAGGATGAGCACTACTACGCCACCAACGACCTGACCGACAAAACGCGCAACCCCTTGAAGGGCAAGGTCAAGGCGCACGTGATTCCGGTTGAGGACGACACCAACGACTGGGGCATTCTGCTGCCGCCGAGCGAGGTGGACATGGTGGAGATGGGGTACCTGAACGGACGCCAGGAACCGGAGTTTTTCCTGGCCGATGCACCGACCTCCGAGCAGATGTTTGTGGCCGACAAAATGCGCTATAAGGGACGCCACGAGTATGCCGGTGCGCTGGTTGACAACGTGTCCGGATACAAGGCGATAGTGACATAGGGGCAGGCTGAAGGCGAATAGGCTGAAGGCCGAAGGTAGATAGGCTGAAGGAAACCCAAAAAAAACAAAAGCCCGGCGTAAGGCCGGGGCGCGGGAGGAAAGATTATGAAGCGACTGTTTAAAACGATTTTGACGGGGCTTATCATTGTGGCCCTGGTGCTGGCATTTGCGGCGCCGCCGGCAACGGCGGCCTATAACGTCAAGAAGGTATGGGCCAGGGTATCGGCCACGGCCGGCGAAACGCTGGCCACGGGCGACGTGGTGTGCATAAAAGACGACGACGGATACGCCTACGAGGCCGACGCCAACGACAGCGACCTGCGGCCGGCCATCGGCATTGTCGGCAAGGGGGGCGCCTCGAGCGCCACGGTGGAGATTATCGTGGTCGGCAAACTCTCCGGCTGGAGCTCACTGTCCGAAGGGACCGCCGGGTACCTGTCCGAAACCGCCAGCGCCGTGACCCAGAGCGCCCCGAGCTGGAACCAGCAGGTGGGCGTAGCGATATCGACCACGGAGTATTTTTTCAACTTTTCCAGCTACCTGGACGCCTCCAGCGTGACATCCATCGGCACATTGTCCGGCGCGACGCCGATCATCCTCGAGGGCGCCACGGCGGATGCCTACGAAACCACCATTGTGCCGACCGATCCGACGGCCGACCGGACGGTGACGCTGCCGGACGCCAGCGGCGTGCCGGTGCTGTCATCGGCCATACCGGGGGCGGCGAAATCCATTTCCGGCGGAGACAACAGTATTGTGGCCGAGGGCGCCACGGCGGACGACTACGAGACCACGATTGCGTTTACGGATCCGACGGCGGACACCACGGTGACCATCGCCGACGGGGCCACCGGCGCCGTGATGGTATCGAGCCTGACGACCAACGCGCCGGATGCGGCCAACAGCGTGACCGGGGCCAGCGCGGCCCTGGTGTTTGAGGGGACCACGGCGGACGCTCATGAAACCTCGGTGACGGCCACGGACCCGACGGCCGACCGGACGGTGACGCTGGCCGACGGGGGCGGCACGGTGATGCTGTCCAGCCTGGCGACCAACGCCACGGACGCGGCCAACAGCGTGACCGGGGCCAGCAACGCCCTGGTGTTTGAGGGGGCCGCGGCGGACGCCCATGAAACCTCGGTGACGGTCACGGACCCGACGGCCGACCGGACGGTGACCCTGCCGGACCGGACCGGCCAGGTGCAGATAGCCTCTGCGGCCAGTGTTGTGACCGCCGCCGCCTCGGCAACGCTCACCGTGGGGCTCTCGAACGTCTACACCCTGACGCCTACCGACAACGAGGACTCGACCATCACGTTTTCGGGGGCCGGCACGGCGGGCGACGAAATCACGCTCATCGTCACCTGCACCGGCGCGGCCGACGAGATCCTTACGTTTCATGCCACCCTGGTATCGTCTACAGGCACGCTGACGGCCGACACGACAGCGGCGCGCTTTTATGTGATCCGGTTTATTTCAAACGGCACGCACTGGTATGAAGTGACCCGGACGGCCGTGCAGACCTAAACCCTGACACCACCCGGCGGGGGATTGCCTCCGCCGGGCATTCGGGACCGCCGCAGCGGCGGCTGTGGCGGGAGTCCCCGGGGCGACCCGGAGGCTGCCGCGACAGGGGCAAACAACAGGGCGTCCGCAGCGCATGGCGCGAAATAACGGGGGGAATTATGAAACAAGCAGGGTACACAAGGCAGGCGTTCAGAGCGGGCCTTACGGCGGCGCTGGCGGCGATATGCGCCATCGTTATCCTCATTCCGGGCGCAATACATGCCGGCGACCGCCGGGCCGATGTCAAAACACTTTTTGCCTCCGGCGCGCGCACGGCGGCCACGGCCTACTCTTCCGGCGTGCTGGTATCGGCTTACATCGAGGGGCAGATTTTGGTGACCGTGACCTCCGAAACGGGCACCAGCACCCTGGATATCACCGTGCAGACTTCGGACGATAACTCGACCTATTACGACCACACGACGATTACCCAGATCACGGCCACGGGGCAGTACCGCCAGGCGATTAGCAATTTTGGAAAGTACGTGCGCTTAAAATACGTGCTGGGCGGTACCGGATATACGTTTGCGGCGGTGGGGGTGTTTAAAAATTAGGCTGAAGGCCGAAGGGGTTTAGGCTGAAGGTTTGCCCGCCTCCGGCGGGCTGAGGGCTGAAAACAAGGAGAAAAAACAATGACGATCCGGGCGGAATATATTGCGGCGGTGGGGCAACTGGTGCCGGGCGATGTGCCGCTTACCGAGCCCGACAAGATCCTGGCCATCGGCATGGCGGTAAAAGAACACAGCCGCATGCGGCCGCGGGTAATTATAGAAGATGTGGCTGGCGACGGCGGGTTTGATTACGCATTGTCCGATCTGGCCGCCTGGGCCGAGGGGTTTTCTTCCATCCGCCAGGTGGAGTATCCTGTGGACGACGACGACGAGACGCCCGACGTGCTGGCCGGCGGCGACTGGATGATTTATGAAAAGCCGGCCGGAAAGTATTTGCGTTTTTTAAACGACACGCCTTCGGCCACCGAAGACATGCGCATTACCTACACGGCGCTGCACACCGTGACGGACGCGGCCGGCACGATTAACGCGTTTGACGACGAGGCGGTGCAGGCGCTGGCCGCATCGTATTTCGCGGGGATGCTGGCGACCTACTACGCCCAGAGCGGCGCGCCGACCATCGCGGCCGACAGCGTGGATCATAGCAGCCGGGCGCGCGAGTACGCGGCCCGGGCCAAGGCCCTGCGCAAAGTCTATTTTGATCACTTAGGTGTCAAGGATGGCCAGGCGCCGGCGGCCTCGATAACGATGGACCAGGATAAAAACGGAAGCTGGGGCCGCGACCGGTTGACGCACCCGGGACGGCACCGATGATAAACGGCATGTCGATAAAAGCCGATCTGTCCGGACTGGACAAACTGGTCCGGGCGTATCCGGAGGCGTCCAAAGACGCCCGGGTGGCCAAGATTACCGAGGCGCTGGCGCTTTTGGAAAGCCGCATTGTGCCTTTGACCCCGTACGGTGCCGGGCCGATCCACTTGCGCGACACGATGCACGGCACGGTGCACGCCGCCGGCCGGAAAGTGTGGGGCGTTTTCGGGACGCCGCTCGAGCACGGCCTGCCGGTGGAGATGGGCACAAAGCCGCATTTCCCGCCGCCCGGGCCGATACAGCACTGGGTGCAGAAAAAGCTGCACATCGAAGATGAAAAGGCCAGCGCGCGGGTCGCGTTTTTGATCGCGCGCAAGATCTCAAAAAAGGGAACTGAGGGCGCGCACATGTTTGCAGAGGGGTTTAACGAGGCCGAGTCCGCGGTGCGGGCCATACTGGACGAGATCCCGGCCGACATTTTGCGGAGGGTGAACCGATGAGCGAGCCTGTCATTTTAGAACAGATCCAGGTAATCCTGGGCGCCGTTTCCGGCGTGGGCGTGGTGCATGATTACGAACGATGGGCCGACACCTGGGAGAAGTTTTTAGAACACTTTAAAACCGGTGACGGCAAAATCAACGGCTGGACGATCAGCCGCTTTAAACTAGACGAAATTTGCGAAAGCAGCAGTCACGATTTGACCGTGCACCACTATCGCATCCGGGGACATTATGGCTTGAATGACGCGGAGGCCAGCGAACGCACGTTTCAGGGCATAGTGGACGCGGTTGTCGCGGCGTTTCGGGCCAACTATAGACTAAACGACACAGCGCACAACACCACGCCGCTGGCGGCCACGGTGATTGAAAACCGCACGTTCGGGGGCGTGCTGTGCCATTACTGCGAGCTGGTTTTTAAGGCCGAGGAGTGGAACGCCTGGAGTTGACGGCCGCCGGGCGTCGCTCTGCGAGCTATGCCCTGGCAAGCCGAAAGGAGAGCAAAAATGAAAACCTACCGGGGAAAAATAACGATCGCCTGCGGGGCTAAACACTGTGCGCAGAAAATCAAAACGAACGTGCAGCCGGGCTGCATCAACTGCCCGCAGGCCGAGGTAACGATAATTGACCTGACCGGCAAAAAACTGGCGGAGATCGTGCGGCCGGTGAAAAAGGCGGCCCCAAAACGCCGGGCATAGTAAACGGCGGGCAAACCTAAAACCACCGAGGAGGAAAAGAAAATGGCATACACAAGCACACCCACACACGGAAGTAATTCCCACGTGGAAAAAAACGACGTGGTCGTGGCTTTCAGCGACGGATGGGAGCTGAACTTCGGCGCCGCTTTCGCAGACAAATCATCCCAGGGAGACAAATGGGAGTCGGCCCTGCCGGGCCAAGGCAAGTGGGGCGGCAAGATGTCCGGCTGGCTGGCGCTGGGAAACACCGAACATAAGGCGCTCCATGACGCCCTGGTGGCGGCCACCCCCGGCACCCTGCTCACCGACTGCAAATGGCTTATCGACGGCAGCACTGAGGGCTGGCACGGCAACTGCTACATCGAAAACGTCAGCGTGGTCACCAGCAAAGGCGACAACGTGAAACTGAGCATTGACTTCCGGGGCGACGGCACGCCGACGCTGAGCGATGCGCAGTAAATTAGGCTGAAGGCTGAAGGGGTTTAGGCTGAAGGAAATTCGGCTGAAGGTTTATAGGCTGAAGACTGACGGAAACAAGGAGTTAAAGACATGCCCAGTCCAATTACACCAACACACGGCAAACTGGCGGCTATCTGGCGCCACCGCCCCGGCGGCTATATTGGCCAGGGCTTAAACGACGCCACCTGGGGCACCGGCTTTTCCGGCGCGGCCTCGGCCTACTTTGAAGTGGTCATAGACGCGGAATCCGCCCCGGACACCTACAAGTGGCGCAAGGACGGCGGGGCCTGGACCTCCGGCGTGGCCATTACCGGCGCGGCCCAGACGCTGTCCGACGGACAGCAGATCACCTTCGCGGCCACCACCGGGCACAGCCTTAACGATTCCTGGTGCATCGGCAACCTCAAAGACGAGCCGACCACCGAAAGCGGCGACGAGGCCCAGATTACGGCGGCCGCCCGGCGGATTTTAAACCCCAACAGCCCGGCCACCTTTACCGACGCCGGCGGGGCCGCGGTGATCGAGACCCACTCCAGCCGGGGTTGGGCCAAATTTGCGGCCAACGTCGGCGTGGTGGACGTGGACGGCAACGACGGCTATGTCCCGGCCGAGGCGCTTCAAAAAATGGGGTATCTTTTTGAGTGGGAGTTTACCGCGGCGGTCAAGATGGCCGACGCCTCGCGCATGGGCCAGCAGTGGGAGGAGTCGCTGCCCGGCCTGGCCAATTTTAACGGATCGGCCGGGGCATACTACATCGGCTGCGACACGTTTTTTGCCGAGCTGGAGGACGTGGCGGCCGGCGGCCGGGTGTATACCCTGCTGAGCCTGTCGCCCTATGATCCCGACCAGGACGGCACCGGTGATCGCTGGAACTGCTGGGCGCAGATCGAGGGCCTGAACGCGGCCGCGCCCATCGGCGACATCGTCAAGGAGAAAGTCACGTTCAAGGGTTCCGGCATGCCGGGATTTGTGGCGAATAGTTAGGTGTGTAGGCTGAAGGCTGAAGGTTTACCCGCCTCCGGTGGGCTGAAGGCGTTTAGGGGCATGGCAAAAAACTTTATAGAAACGAAAGGAAAACCAATGGACCTGCGAAACTATGTGGCGGAAAACGCCCAGGAGCTAGAGATCTGGGCCGAGTTTAAAGGGGTGCCGGTGCTTTTAAAATACGAAGACCGCGTGGCGTTTAACCGCAATGTCGAGCGCTGTAAAAAGAAAAGCTGGAAACGGCACCAGCAGGTGGAAGAGCTGAGCGACCCCAAGGTGATCCGCTACCTGGCGACCCTGGTGCGCGACTGGAAGGGCCTGACTCTGGGCAGGCTGGCCGAACTGATGGCCATCGATGTCGCGCCGGACGATGCGGGCAAGCCCGTGCCCTGCACCGACGACAACAAGATCGTGCTGCTGGAAAAGGCCTATGACTTCGATGGTTTTGTCATGGACACGGTGACCGACATCCAGGCCTTTAGAGCAGAAAAGCTGGAGGCCGAAGCAAAAAACTTGCCGACTTCGCACGGGGCCGCGTCGGCCTGACGGTCGACCCGTGCGAAGTCTGCGACGAGGCGCTGGCGGACGGTTTTTCCGCCGCCCAGGACTGCGCGGCCTGCAAGGACCGCCTGGTCCCGGAAAACCACCTGGTCTGGGAAATTATTTTAAGCCTCGAGCCGGGCCTGGTGGACGGCCGGGGGAAGGTAAATTATGCCGCCATTGAAACGGGTTTAAACGGGTTTGAAATCAACGCGCCCTGGCTGCGCCGCGAGCTGTCCCGCAAGATAGGCGCGTATGTCCAAGAGCGGATCAAACTGATAGACAGGGAATAATTAAAATGGCCAACACAATCGAAATCGCCCTGGAAGTCGATGACAACGGGACGGCTGTTGTCAAAAAATTTTCGGGCAGCGCCGAAAAAGAGCTCGGCGGCGTCAGCGGCAAAGTCTCCAGCCTGGCCGACAAGGCCAAGGCCAAGTTCAAAATGATGGGGTTAAGCGCCCTGGCCGCGGCCAAAAAGATCGCCAAAATCGGCGTGGCGGCCGCGGCCCTGGCGGGCGCTTTTGTGTTTAAAAAAGCGCTCAGCGAGTTTGCGGGCTTTGAAACCGCTTTGGTTGACATGGGCAAGGTTACGTCCGAAAGCATGGCGTCTATCCGCGCAAAGATTTTGAGCCTGCCCGCGGCCCTGGGCAGCGCCACGGAGCTGATGAAAGGCTATTACCAGGTAATCTCGGCCGGCGTAAAGGGCGCGGCGGATCAGATGGAAACGCTGATCACGGCCTCCAAGCTGGCCAAAACCGCGCACGAAGAGCAGGGGGCGGTCATCACCGGCCTAACCTCTGTGATGGACGCCTTTAAAACCAGCGCATCCACTGCCGCTGATGCCATGCAGACGATGGAGAAGACCGGCAAGACCACGGTGGGCGCATTGATTCCGATCATCGGCGAAATCTCGTCAAACGCTGCGGCCCTGGGTATAAGCCTGGACGAAATGGGCGCCGGCTTCGCGGCCGTAACGATGCAAAGCGGCGGCACGGAAAAGGCCGCCACACAGTATAAAGCCGTGCTGACCTCTCTTATTTCACCCACCGAAAAAATGAAGGCCCTGCTGCAGCAATACGGCGGGGCACAAAACGCGATAAAACGCATCGGCTTCGGCGGCGTGATGAAGCTGATCGCGGACGCCTCGGGCGGCGCGGCGGCCAAAACCAAAGAACTCATGGGCTCGACCGAGGGGTACCTGGGATTTTTGGGGCTTGCAGCCAACGCCATGACAACCTACAACACCAATCTGGACGAACAAAAAAACAAGACCGGCGCCGCCGAGGAAGCCTGGAAAAAATACAAAGGGACCCTGACGGCGATCTGGGAGACCTTTAAAAACACGGTCGGCAAGCAGCTCATCCTGATCGGCGAAAAGCTGGCGCCGAAGATTAAAGACGTGCTGGAAAAAACCGGCGCCTGGCTTGACAAAATGCGCGATCCGATCACCAAAACCTTTGAGCGCTGGCTGCAGGAGGTTGTTAAATGGGTGGCCGCCCTGGGACCCACCTTTGACCGGGCAAAAGATGCGGCCGGCCGGGCCATACACTGGATGACGGAAAACATGGGCGCGCTCAGCAAGGCGGTTTTGTGGGTCATCGGGGATATCAACGATCTGCTCAGGGTCATTATGTGGGTGGGTGACAAGGTGGGCTGGCTGGCGGAGAAAATCGGTTTGCTTAGCAAAACCAAGGTCAATGTCAAGCTGGAAGGCTCGGCCTCGTCAACCCGGCCGCTGCTGGAAAAAATCCAGGAAGTCGACTACGCGGTTTCCGGGATGCGGGGCCTGATGGAAAGGCCGATTACGGTTTCGGCGGACATCAGCCCGGCGAAAATGGCGATGGAAGAGCTGGCCTCCTACTATTCAGGAAAAATCGCAAAAATAACAAAGAACCTGGCCGCCTGGCAGTCTATCGGTTACAGCCCGCAGCTTTTGGTGAATAGCCTCGAGCAAACCCAATCGCAATGGGACAAATCCAAAAAAATACTCGGCTACCACTCCGGGACCGGCCCTCAGGGCCTGCCGTATACCGGCCTGTTTTTGGGGCACCAAGGCGAGATCGTTAAGAATCCGGCCGAAAGCGAGGCGGAGCGCCGGGGGGAACCCGCGGCGCCGGGATCCAAAA